TAAAACCCGTGGCAAGTCGTTGGATGACAACCTGGCGGATATGTGTGATGGACTTTACCGGGCCAATGAACAGGATTCCTGTGCCGATGAAGCCTATGATAATGCGTTTGAAGAGGCGGTGGGCGGGGGCATTGGTGCGTGGCGATTGCGCAATGAATACGTTGATGAAAGTGATGAAGATGATGATGAACAACAAATTCTGATAGAGCCCATCTATGATGCGGATAGTTCCGTGTTTTTCGATTTGCAAGCCAAAAAACAGGATAAAAGCGATGCCAGGCGATGTTGGGTATTAACCAGCATGACGCCAGAAGCGTACAAAAGTGAGTGGGGGGATGATCCGGCCACTTGGCCAAAGGAAATCCATCAATCGGAATTCGACTGGGCCACACCGGATGTGGTGTTTGTGGCGGAATTCTATGAAGTGGAACAGGTGCGCAAAAATATCTATGTTTGGAAATTCATCACGGGTGAAGAAATCCGTTTAACTCAAGATGAACATGAAGAACGGCAAGATACCTTATTGGCCATGGGGGCCAAACTGGAAAACACAAAACGGGTAACAACCCGTAAAGTGCATAAATACATTATGAGTGGCAGCAAAATCTTAGAAGATTGCGGCTACATTGCCGGCCAATGCATCCCCATTGTGCCTGTGTATGGCAAGCGTTGGTTTATTGATAATGTGGAACGTTGCATGGGGCATGTGCGCTTGGCTATGGATGTACAACGACTAAAAAACATGCAACTTTCAAAACTGGGGGAAATCAGTGCCCTATCCAGTGTAGAAAAACCGATCATGACACCGGAACAGATTGCCGGCCATCAGGTGATGTGGTCGGAAGACAATGTGAAGGATTATCCCTATCTACTGATCAACCCCATTACCGATCAAAACGGCAATGAACAGGCAGCCGGCCCCATTGCCTACACCAAAAGCCCCATGATTCCACCGGCCCTTGCAGCCCTTTTACAGATCACGGAAAGCGACATACAAGACCTTTTGGGCAATCAGAACCAAGGGGAACAAATGGTCAACAACGTGGCTGAGCGCACCGTTGAATTGATTCAAAACAAGTTGGATATGCAAACGTTCATTTACATGGACAACATGAAAAAGGCCATGAAACGCAGTGGCGAAATCTGGCTATCCATGGCCAAAGATGTGTTTGTGGAAAAAGATCGTGAAATGGAAACCATGGGTGTAATGGGGGAAATGGAAACGGTGTTTTTGAATCAACGCAATGTGAATGAAGATGGACAGGAATATGTAAAAAATGATCTGGCCAAAGCCAAAATGAAAGTGGTGGCGGATGTGGGGCCAGCCAGTAGCACCAAACGCCAGGCTACCGTTAGGAACCTGTTACGGATGGCCATGGCATCGGATGACCCTGAAACCAAGCAAGTGTTGATATCCATGGCGATGATGAACATGGAAGGGGAAGGGATAGACGATGTGCGGCAATATTTCCGCCAAAAGCTGATAAAAATGGGCGTGGTAGAGCCCACCGAAGCCGAACAGCAAAAATTAATGGCGGAAGCGCAAAACCGCAAACCCACTGCAGAAGAGGAATATCTGCAAGCCTTGGCGGCCAAAGAACAAAGCGAGGCGGTGAAAAATCAGGTGGAAATCATCGGTGAACAGGCCGATGCCGACAAAACCCGGGCGGAAACCTTGGAAATCATGAATGACATAGACGCCAAACAGGGAAGATTGGCCATAGAAGCGATTGAAAAACTGGGGCCAAGGGTACGGCCACCCAATTTGCCAGGATCACCTATACAACCCTAAGAGAAAATACATGATAAAAAAACTAGAACTAACTCTTGATGAGCTGGATTTAATCCGACAATGGTTTAATGCTCTTCAAGATTTAGATGATGGATACCTTGAAATAGATGATTTTGAACTGGCAAGAAAGATACACGATCATATTGGAATTCGAACGCCAAACAGCATAAAAAAGTTCCAAACCCATAACCTAAAGGAATGATTCAATGGCCACCGATGTGTGTGAATTCATCACCGAACAAAATGAATTTATGGGATTGATTGATGGGGAATTTGCCGATGAAAACACTACGATCAAAACCTTGATCGGGGAATTCAAACCATGAACATCAAAGAAATAAAAGAGCGCGTACACAAAGAATTGATGGATCTAGATGGCAATATAGGGCGACTGGAATTATTACTACACAATAAAGATAAGGCTAAACGGGCCATGATCAGCCCCCATCACTGGCAACTGTTAACCATTCAACTGGCCAGCATGAAAACCTATGCGGAATGCCTGGCATGCAGGTTGGCGGATTTTGAAGAACAATTAACACAAGTCGATTCAAACCCATCAGAAACACCATAGATCCTTAATGAGTGCTGCCCATGAGAAAACCCGATTTTGTGGTAATAGGCCAGGGCACTGAATCCATGCCCTATCTGCAACGGTGGTGGGTGATCCCCCGAAACCGGTGGTTTAATATCTACCTTCATAAATTCCAGCACAGCGATGATGATCGGGCCCAACATGATCACCCGTGGGCCAGCCTTTCATTTTGTTTAAAGGGAAAGATGATTGAGCATCACTGGGCCAGAAAACGGCGCATCAGGCGGTTTGTGCCTTATTTTCGAAGCCCACGTTTTGCCCATCGCTTGGAACTGATTGAAGGGCCCGTGTGGACCTTGTTTTTTACCGGGCCCAAGGTACGGGAATGGGGCTTTTACATGCAGCCGGGTAGCTGGTGGGTACACTGGGCCACGTTTGAGGCCTTGTATCAAAAAAATCGAGACAAATTTAATCAAGAACTTTACCAACGCACTAAACATTAAACAGCGGGGATACTATGGATCCGGCAACAACTGAAAGCGTGGAATTGGAACAAGATGAAATGGATCATGATGTTAAACAGGATGATCCATTAATTGAAACGGATGAAGAGCAAGAAGAGGATGAAAAGGAAGATAAACAACATGATAACGGCGAGGGTGAACAGGAAGATGAAGCGGAAACCCAAAAAAGTAATGAAGATGATGATCTGGTTATCAGTATTGGTGATGAAGCCATAACCGAAACGGAAGAAAAGGAAGCGGCCCCAACCTGGCTTAAAGAAATGCGGCAAGCCCACCGCGAAGCCATGCGGGAAAACCGCGAATTGAAAAAACGCCTTAAATCCATCGAACAGCCAGAACCCACCGTAAAGCCATTACGGAACAAACCCACATTGGAAGGCCATGATTATGATGCCCATGAATATGAAGAGGATCTGGATCGATGGCACGCCGAAAAACGCCAGCATGATGCGATAAAAGAAAAACAGGAAAGTGATCAGGCACAACAGGAAAAGGCCTGGCAAGAAAAGCTATCTGGCTATGAAGAGGCCAAGGCCAAATTACGCAAACAATTGCCGGATTTCGATGATGCGGAAACCACCATTCTGGAAAATTTTAGCCAGACACAGCAAGGCATAGTATTACAAGGGGCGGAAAATGCATCATTGGTGATTTATGCCTTGGGTAAAAACAGTGAACGGGCCAAAGCCTTGGCCAAAATCAGGGATCCAGTGAAATTCGCTTTTGCCGTGGCCAAACTTGAAAAGGACATAAGTGTGAAAAAACGCGATAGAACCCCACCACCACCAGAAAAAACACTAAATGGCACTGGATCCAAACGCGGGGCCGTGGATTCCACTTTGGAACGATTGCGAGAAGAGGCCGCCAAAACCGGCAATTACAGCAAAGTGATGCAATACAAGGCCAGCAAACGTAAATAAAAACCGGCGATTGCCTATACATTATTGATTTACATGTATAAATAACGGGGAAAATGATGATTGATGGTGTATGGGTACCCAAAAAACTGACTGCTGAAAATGGGGCCAAAAAGGCTTTATACGGGGAATTTGAAGAAACCGTGGTGATGGATTGTGATGGTTGTGAAGGGGCCGGTCATATCCATGATAAAATCTGTGATGTATGCCAAGGGGCCGGCCAATATTCCATTTTCTTACCAGTTAGCTGGACCAACATCAAAGCCATTTGGGAAAAGGCCATTGATACCGTTGGCATCGATGATGTTGATGTGCATCAGGTAGCACAACAAGCCTTATTCTTTGTACGATCGGTGCAAACCCTCAACCGCACACGCTACCATCAAGTGTATCCCCATGGGTATGATGAGGATCCTTGTTACTGGCAAACACAGGAATGGGTGAATTGGATCATGGAATTGTCCGGCCAGCTGGAACAATCCTTATCGGAATTGATAAAACAAAAAAACGGTTCTATGATTATGCCAACGGATGCCACCGGCCATAAAACAGGTGAGTAAAGCAGAATTGTAAACTGTGTCAAAAAGGTAAAATGTGTCAAAAGGTGCCCGGTATACCTTGTTCAGTAAAATACCGCGATGAACCAAACAGCGGTCACCACTTGCCGCTATACGTCCAAAAAGTGAGCTAAACGGTTGTGTATAACGCTTTCCCCCTGTTTCTAACAGGTGGGGATTTTGCGTTTGTACATGGTTTTTAAGTTTCTCTTTAGGACTCTATTCCATGAATTCATTTTCCAAAGAAGAACGGGTTGCCTTTGAAGACATTCTGGAAGGCTTTCACGATTATTTGATCCTTTCCCGCAATTGTTCCAAATACACCACAGCTGATACCGAAATGGAGCGTAGCGGTGATGTGATTTGGCGGCCCATGCCCTACATTGCCCAAAGCTTTGATGGCATGGATCAAACTGCCAATTTTAAAGAAAGTACCCAATTGTCTGTACCAGCCACGCTTGGTTTCTCCAAATCATCCCCATGGGTGATGGACGCCAAAGAATTGCGTGATGCACTGCAGGAAAACCGCTTGGGTGAAGCGGCCAAGCAAAAGCTGGCCAGTGATGTAAACGTGGCCATCATGAACGTAGCGGCCAACCAAGGTACCTTGGTGGTGCCCATTGCTACCGCGGCCGGCACCTTTGATGATGTGGCCGAATGCGACACCATCATGAATGAACAGGGTGTGGGCATGATGGATC